TCCAATACTTGTCTATAAATGCTTCTGCAAAAGATGACCAAAATATTACTTCATATTGGGAAACTGTTGTTAATAGAGTATCTGCTTATCTTAGAGCGGGTAAAGCATCTCCTATTAGTGCTGTGGCATTAAAGTCTACTACAGTTGCTCTTACTGGTGGTAATAATTCACAAGCAACTATTGGTCTAGATGATTATATCATAGGTTATGATTTTTATCTTAACTCTGAAATGTATGACGCTGCATTATTGGTAGCTGGCGATGCTATGACTTCAAATGATGCAACTGGTGCTGTATTAGCTAATTATGTTATTCAATCTATCGCTGAAATGCGTAAAGATATGGTAGCATTTATTTCACCACCATTAGAAGCAGTATTGAATAATGCGGGCAAAGAAGCATTATCAGTAGTACAAGCACGCAAACTGTTAGGTAGTTCTAGCTATGCCACTATGGATAATAACTGGAAATATATGTATGATAAGTACAATGATACGTTCCGTTGGATTCCATGTAATGGTGACCATGCTGGACTATATGCACAAAATGACCGTGAACGAGATCCATGGGTATCACCAGCCGGTACATCAAAAGGTAGAATGAAAACCGTAGTTAAATTTGCTTGGAATCCAGACAAAACTGCACGTGATTTACTATATCAAAATGATGTTAATCCAATGTTTGTTATGGCTATCGCTGGTCCTGTATTATTTGGAGATAAAACACTTCTAGGTAAAAATACAGCGCTAAGCCGTAATAACGTTAGACGTCTAATGATTGTGCTTGAGAAAACTATTGCACGTGCAGCCGTAGATATGTTATTTGAATTTAACGATGAATTTACTCAAAGACGCTTTGTATCGATGGTTGAACCGTTCCTTAAAGATGCTCAAGGTCGTAGAGGTCTAACATCATTTAAAGTTATCGCAGATTCAAGTGTAAATACACCGCAAGTAATACAGAATAATAGCTTTGTTGGTCAGATTTATATTAAGCCTAACTACGTTATCAATGACATACGTCTAGACTTTGTAGTTGTTAATGCATCTGCATCATTTGAAGAAGTGATTGGATCTTACTAAGATCCTTTCCATTCATACTTATTAATATTTAGGAGAAGTAACAATGGCATTTGATGCAACCAAATTTCGCTCACACTTAGAATTCGGTGGCGCCAGACCCAACCTGTATGAAGTGACTATGTCATTTCCTGCTGGATTGAACGGCGCTGATGAAGAATTCACATATATGTGTAGAGCTGCACAATTACCAGGAATGAATGTCGGTATCGCACAGGTACCGTATTTTGGAAGATTTATTAAATTGCATGGCGATAGAACCTTTGAAGATTGGTCGGTCCGTGTAATTAACGATGAAGACTTTAAAGTAAGAAATGCGTTTGAAGCTTGGCAGAATAGACTGGCAATGATTGATTGGGGTACAAACTCAATTGAAAACGCTGGTGGTAGCTGGCAAGATCTTCATATCGATATTACAGTCACCCAAATGGGTAAAGATGGTAATACTCGATTAAAAGTCTATACACTGCATAATGCATGGCCTACTAATATTGGTCCTATTGAACTAGCGTGGGACATGAACGATCAGATAGAAGAATTCTCAGTTCAGTTCTCATATGATTATTTCACTAACGATAAGATCTCAGGAACTTCGGTTAGTTTATAATATTGCGTAAACATAGAAAAGGCTCTAACGAGTCTTTTTTTTGGTTTAAACATTATAATAAATAGAAATATGAACGAATATATTTAGGATTATAATATGTCAGCATTACAGTTATACGGTATAGAAATAATACAAGACAATCAAGTCCCAAGATCTATTATTGGAATAGATTCTGTACAGGCAGATTCTAGTATTAGCGTGGAAAACGATTTCGGTAGCTCAGGCGCCTCTTGGGGTATGAATCAGATCCATAGTATATCTATGGATGTAGCTGCTAAAGAAGAAAATAAGTTAATTGGCCAATATAGAGAATTAATTAACATACCTGAAGTTGATTTATGTATTGAAGAAATAGTACAAGAAGCAATTATATTTCCCAAAGACGGTGAAAACGCTATCGATATAGATTTATCTAATTTAGATGATAAGCAATATTCGGTAAAAGTTAAAAAGTTAATGCAGGAAGAATTTAAAACTGTATATGACTTGTTACATTTTAATCGCAAAGGCCATGATATTTTTAAACGTTGGTTGGTTGATAGTAGAATTAATTACTACAAATTAATCGATAATGATAATCTCGAAGACGGTATCCAAGGATTAACGTACATTGACCCGAGAAAAATTAAAAAGGTACAAGAATCAAACAGAACGATAGATCCAGATACACGTGCGTTGGTTATCAATGATTATAAAGAATTCTTTTATTATAATGAAAATGGTATTAAAAATATCGATGAAGAGAAAAAACGTTCTGAAGGTGGAAGTGGCGTATCTGCATTAACTGCATATAAGCAATCAACCACGCAACCAATTAATATCTTAACTCGTGATTCAGTCGCATATGCTCCATCAGGTATCAATGACTCATCTGGTAAAATGGTTGTAGGATATTTACATAAAGTATTGAAGACAGCTAACAATCTACAGTTAATGGAAGATTCGATGCTTATCTATAAATTATCTAGAGCACCCGAGCGTAGAGTTTTCTATATTGATACTGGTAACTTACCAAAAGGTAAAGCAGAACAATATGTTAAAGGCATTGCAGATAAATATAGAACTAAAGTAGTATATGACGCAAAGTCTGGCGAGATTAAAAATGACCGTAAATTCAATGCATTAACTGAAGACTTTTGGTTACCTCGTTCTGGTGGTTCTAAAGGTACAGAAATTAGTACACTTCCAGGCGGCTCAAATTCTGGTGATACTGAAGAAACCGAATACTTTAAAGATAAGTTATTTGACGCAATGGGTGTTCCTAAAGCAAGATTTGAAGAACAGAATACAATGTTCTCTGGTGGAACTCAAATAACACGAGATGAAATTAGATTCTCTAGATTAATTGAAAGACTAAGAACTTCGTTCAATATGTTATTCGAAGATATTCTTGGTACTCAGTTAATACTTAAAAATATCATCGATGTTGAAGATTGGGCAAACATAAAAAATAAGATAACATATAAATACGCCGAAGATAATTATTTCAAAGAAGCGGTAGCATTAGAAAGAATGCAATTGATAGCAACTCTAATGCAGCAATATGATATGTTAACTGGAAAATGGGTATCTAAAGAGTTCGTATATAAGAATGTTGCAATGTTTACAGATGATGAGATTGCAGAAATTAAAGAACAAATCGCATCAGAAGAAGATACTTCAGTAGAAAAAGAAATTAGATCTAGACAATCAGAGCTTGAGCTTGCTAATATTGATTCTCAGGAAGAGCTATTGAAAAACCCGCCACCTCCTGAAGTACCTAACATAGCAGCTCCACAGAAACCGGTAGCAAAAGCTCCACCAAAACAAATTAAAGCAGAATCGTTTGATGAATTTAACATGCCTTCTTTAACAGAAGATGTTATATCCGAAATGTTTTAAATATTCATATACCACATAATACATAAGAGACAATTATGAAAACTACGAGCATATATAACGTATCTGCTAAACAGCTAAGAGAATCAGTTAGAGCTGAGCTGTCTGAGCGAATTAAATACGTTTCGGAGAATTTGGCACCAGTAATCGGTGCTAAATTGCTTGAAGCATATACTGATAATCCGACAGGCAAAGGTAAGACTGAACCTACATATTCACAAGAAGATGTTAAAAACATGCTGCAGTCACGCGGCGAAGTTAAAAAAGATACTACAATTAATAATGCATCTGAATCTACATCAACGCCAGCATCTGGCGTTAAATGTGGTATTTGTGATAGTTGCAAACGTGAAAAATCATTAACCTATACTAAAGATCTATATTTTAAAGAATCAGAAGATGATGCTGGTGTTAGATTTATTGATTATGACGATGATAGTACAGCAGATGAAGAAGAATTTAGAAGTGCATTAACTCAGGCACAATCTGTAAATCATGTAGTAGAAATTCAACTTGATGATGGCAACAGCATTGATTTAGACGCTGAATCCATTAATAAAATTTTAGCGTCTGAATCATTATTCCACAAAACTATTAGAAGTTTTGAATCATTGTCTGCCATTTGTGCTACGTTAGGTATCAAAGAACCGTCAGATGATGGTACGCATGATGATTATTATGGCGAAAATGAAAACGTATTATTAGATAAAGAATTTTTTACTGAAAGTATATTAGAATCACTTAGTGAGAAAATGCCAGCTGCGATGTATCTTGTAGCTGAAGATCTATTTGAAGCTGATAAGTATGTAGATATCGTTCAGAATATAACTAAAGGCGATACTAATAATCGGAATAGAATTGAGCGCGGCCGTGCAGTAATGGTTAACCGAGTACGTGGAGGACAATTACAATTACGTAAACTAGTATCAAATTCTAAAGGGTTTAAAATTACAGCTGGTGCTGCAGTTAGAATGAAACCATCAGAAATCAAAAAACGTAGAATCGGTGCAAAATTTGCTGCGAAAAAACGCAAAGTACAGCAAACTGGAATTAATAGAAAAACTAAATTATCATTAAGATTTAGAGCCCGTAGACTTGAAAACTAGGAATTACATATGAATGTATTAATAGAAACTAACTTCAGCGAAGTAGAAACACTATGTGAATCTACAGGCGAAGGTAAAAATAAAGAATGGTTTATTCATGGTATTATGGCGCAAGGCGATGTTGTAAATAAGAATAGAAGAATCTATCCTGGTGAAATTTTAGAACACACCATGCAAGATTATAATACTAATTACGTACATAAGAATCGTGCAGTTGGTGAAGCAGAACACCCAAAAACTACGCAGATAAATATTGATAGAATATCGCATGTTATTGTGCCGGGTACACTAT